TACATTAGCAAAAAATTGTACGTTCTCAATAATTTCCAGAAAGTATCATATAACTTAAAAATATACCAAAAAAATTCTTTGAGAACAAATCCAATATATTGTAGAATGAATTTTTAATATAATAAGGTAACACTGCCACAACACCGTACATTGACCAAAAAAAGAAAAAATACCAAAACAAAAATTGGCCGTTCTTGTTTTCAGTTACATAATTTACATAAATGATATAATAGTACAGCAAAAAAGGTATAAATCCTAGAAAAGCTCCGAGAAAAACGGGAATGATTTGCATTTCACCCAAATAACCAAATAGTAACATCAACCAATTCAAAAGAACGACAGGCACAAAGACATCGGAATTATCTTTCAAAAGTGTGACAAAATTCATTTCGCTTGTTGTGTTTTCTACAGACTTGTTTAAAAAAATTAAATATATCATCAGCGTTATTAGCATCGTTGGTGTTGTAATAACCCAATCCATATATCTTTTTGGTGTAACGTTTATTACTTTGGTAAAATTGTACGCCAACCAAAAATAAAACATTCCTTCAAAAACCTGAACCACCAACTCTAATATTAGTAATTCTCTTATTATTGAATAAGCAAGTGGTACTTTTACAAAAAAGGCTGCTATATCAATTATTCCAGTAACTAACTGAATAACTATTGAGACGATCAATGTAAGATAAAATAAATATTTTGTATCCATATACTATACTAGTTGTATATTTTAGTTTTCTACAGAAATCTAAGATGCTTACTAAAATAAAGTGTCAATATTCCTTGTAGCAAAGCAAAGACCCCCATAACCACAATTATTTTTATCCAATCCTTTTCACTAGGTAGTTCGAGCTTTGTTTCTTTGTTACTAAATCTACCGATATTGTAATGGATTAGATTTTCAAAAAGATTGACAAATAGATATACGAAAAACGAAACAGCTATAATATTAAAACTCGCGCCCGAAATAATAAACATTATATAGTAATACAATGTTTATTTATTGATCAATGGAGATTTTTTTAAGATTTTCACTACTATCCATGGATAGTATGGAACAATCCGGTCAAATGCGTTCAAAATGTATAAATAAAAAATCATCTAAAAATAGAGTAGAAGGTTTATATAAAATGAATGAACTTAATATAAACGAAATTTTTGAAAGAGAAAAAACCGCGCAAGAAATAAAAACCATACTATCTTCTTTTGACAAAAACGTAAATAATCTAAACTACAAAAAAGGCATTTATATCTATGGCTCTCCTGGTTGTGGAAAGAGTCATTTTGTTATGAATTTGTTAAAAGAATTAAATTATGATATCATCAAATACGACGCAGGGGATATTCGTAACAAAGCACTCATCGATACCATAACTAGTAATAACGTTTCTAATCGAAATGTTCTCCAAATGATGACTAAACAAGTGAAAAAAATCGCGATTGTTATGGACGAGATCGACGGAATGAATAACGGCGATAAGGGAGGAATCACGGCATTAATCAAAATAATACGTCAGAAGAAGACGAAAAAACAAAGACTCGAAAACAAAACCATGAATCCAATTATTTGCATAGGAAATTATTATATTGATAAGAAGATTCGGGAACTTATGAAAGTATGTACGGTTTTTGAGTTAAAAACTCCTACAAAACTACAGGTTTCTCGATTGTTAAAAGAAATTATGCCTAATACGGATCTTTATAGTAAACGAAAGGACCAAATAATACAATATATCCAAGGAGATGTCCGAAAAATACTATTTGTTCTCGATATTTACAAAAAAAAGCCGGAAATACTAAATGAAGATACGTTACAAGAGATTTTTCAAACCAAGACCTACAATGAGGATGCGAAAAAAATAACTCAATCGCTTATTAACAGACCATTTAAAATGGAAGAACATAATCGGTGTATGAATGAAACGGAGAGAACTATTGTTGCGCTGTTGTGGCACGAAAATATAGTAGATGTTTTAGCAAATAAACCAGCCGAAAAAAGTTATCCATTTTATTTGACCATATTAAATAATATTTGTTATGCCGATTATATAGATCGGATAACATTCCAAAGCCAAATTTGGCAGTTCAATGAAATGTCCTCGTTGATGAAAACCTTCTATAACAACAAATTATATCACGATTATTTTCCCGAAAACGAGAACATTTTTAAACCACCCGAAGTAAGATTTACCAAAGTTCTTACAAAATACTCAACTGAATATAACAATATGCTTTTTATTTATAGTTTGTGTCAAGAATTAGAAATGGATAAAAAAGATTTAGTTGCGTTTTTTCAAGAACTTCGATTATTCTACAAGACTGATTTTTGTTCTCAATTAGACAAATTATCAGATGTAGAAAGAATATTTGAAAATTATTCAATATCCAAACTGGATATTAAACGAATGTATAGATATTTAGACAAAAATATTAAAAAGGAGACAATTTTTGAAGAAGAAGAGGAAGACGACATTTAATTCTTCTTAGGTTAAAATTATTATGTCATTATAAATTATATTCGTATAAAAATGGCCGAATTTTTACAAAATATATTTGGACCCGATCCTTCGAGCAGAATTTTAGACTTAAATAATGAGATCAATAATAACAACGCAAAAATAAATTTATATATAGAAGAGCAAGACGAAGTAAAACGGAACAGTAAAATGTCGAAAGAGGATAAAGTTAAAAAAATAGCATCATTAGGTGCAAAAATAACGGATTTACAAAAAGAAATTGTCTACAAAAGAAAACAAATCCAAAATGCCCATATTCAATTAGAAAAGAATAACATCAAAGAACAGGAGGAAAAAAAAGATGAATTAGATGAAGAGAAAACCATTGCGGTTTCTCAAAGAGCGGCCAAAACAGCCAAAAAATATGCCAGGGCTACAATGTATGCCAGATTGGCCAAAAATAAGAGAAATACGCAAAGAACGAATCATATGAGAAACAATATGAGATACAGAGGAGGTAAAAAGAGAAAATCGAGAGGAAAAAAATAAATATCCGGTGATATAGTATAAATAATGACATGTGGTGAACTATGTAATTATTTTTGGAGTTTGATAAAATCAATTTGTTCTCGAAAACCTGCGTCTTTAGACGAAACAAAACAAGTTGATATCACCGTTTTGGAATCAAGCAGCTGTAACGTGATAGAATCAAATCCTGAACCTGAACCGACCTCTCCTAAAATATGCGAACCATTAGATGTTCCAGAATACATATCTGACCTGGAATCCGAAGAATATGATGATTATTATAGAGATTAAATAGAGCACCAAAGGTCGGAGGGGCGTGTCCGTAGATTACCTGCTTATTTAGGATAAAAATTATATCTATTTATAATTTATACTATGCACTATCAGCGTAGTGAACACCAAAAGGGCGATTTGCACTCCCAAGACAAATGGAGATATACATTATATACCACATTAGTATTAATTATTTTATTTAATCCTGGTACTTACGTCCTTATGAACAATCTTTTACAAAACGTCGTGGGTACTATATCTAGTAAAGAGGGTTGTCCTACCACATTAGGATTTGGCATCCATGTAGTGGTTTTTACTTTGATAGTAAGGTATATGATGGACATGCATATTTAGCCAAAACCTTGCGATACTTTTCTTTAATTCATATTAAATACTATGAATTAAATTTTAATGATCAATCGCCTTCTACAAAAAAAACAGGAACATTTTTGTCCTTTTTGGGTTCTGCTATAGGTTGAACAGATTCTTTGGATTCCGCGGGTTCCGTCATGGTTATTTGATTGGTGGTTTCGACAACTTCTTTAGGTTTTTCTTCTATTGTCACAGTATCAGTTTTTACTGAGGCAAGTAACCGCGTTTGTAAATCAATAGCAATATTCTCTAATTCGCTAATCTTATTCATTAATACTGATATATGTGCTTGTTGCTGTTGAATGATCGCCAATACTTCCTGCTGTGATAATTCTTTGGGTTCCTCACCTGGCCTTTGTAAAACAATTGGTCCTGTCGCGTTTTTGGCAGCCATTTCCTCCTCGGCTTTTTTCATCATTTCTGCGCGTTCGGCCTCAATAACTTTTATTTGAGCTAAAACATCTGGCTTCATTTTAGGTTCTCCTGGTTCATATTTTTCTAATAATTTATCTATTCTGTTCATAAAAAAATCCTTGATCGGCGCCTCGTCTTTCATACGAATAAAGGTATCCACCGTTTTATCTGAATCTTTTAAGTAATCAGGGTGGGGGTTGTCTAACATTTTTCGTTTATCAAATGTATTATGCTCGTGTGAAAAAACAAGGATTGTTTTTAGCGGGTCTAATTGTACGAAAGGAATAGTATAGCCCTTCAAAAATGCGCGTTCTTCCGCGATTGCCGCATGATCTTCATACTGGGTTTGTTTTAACAACTCAGCCTTAAATGCAAAGGTTCCGGCAGTAGCATGATTCGGATTATAAGGACCACACTGAACCATTCTCTTTAAGCCTTTAAAATAAATATAAATCTCACTTGATCCTGCACATAACGCATTTTTATCACCCTGGAGTCGCTCAACGGCGTGAGAAATTCGTTCTGGTGGATAATAATCATCGTCATCCATATAAACGATGATAGACCCCTTGATTTGCTTATGCATAAAATTACGTTTTGCTCCCAATGTCATCTTCTCATTAATAGGAAAATATTTGATTTGAGGAATATCCGATTTATCAATTAAATCTCTTATCTTATCCGTTCCGTCATCTACAATAATCCATTCAATACGGTCTTTGGGATAATTTTGATTACGAAAACAGCGGAACATATTTTCAATGAAAGGTCGGCGATTAAATGTAGGTGTACAAACACTTACTAAAGGATAAGTCGGCTTTTTTTTTCCCATTTTATTATTACTATTTATAATAAAATGTTTATATGAATTAGACGAAAAACAAATAACATTTTAATCTTCTTCGTCTTCTTCGTCTTCGTCTTCTTTGTCTTTGTTTTCTTCGTCTTTGTTTTCTTTGTCATCGTCTTCTTCATCTTCATCTTCATCTTCGCTACTATAATCACTTTCATCAGAAGAGTCTTCGTCTGAGGATGAAGAGTCACTAGAATTAATTAACTCTTCCTTCAGCTTAGGAGCAGCTAATTCTTCTAAACCCAACATGGATATTGGATTTGCTAAAATCCCAACCGCCCCTTTCGCAACTTTCAGCATTGGGTTACTTAAAAATCCTTTCAGTTTCTCTTCAATCAATTGTTTTGATTTGTCTTTTGTTGCGTTTGCAATATCAACAAAATCTTTTCCTTGATCTACAGCACTATCTAGTTTTGCTTTCATTTGAGCAATAGCTGGATTACTACGCGCGGCAACGTTTATCGCCATGTTAGTATACTGTTTTAGCATAGAACTACTATTTGTGTTTTCTTTTTCTCCAATGATAGATTTTTGGTTCTCCGCATATTCTTCAGGAGACAAAAATCTATGAAATCTATTAATTATATTGTCCTTTAAAAACCAACTAATAGTAAAAATAGGTAAAGTCAAAATAATAGATATCAAAACAGTCAAATTTCGTTTCAAAATAATATCCTTTATGTTTTTATTAATATCAATTACCGCCAAAGTAAAAACCACAAACATTGTTATGCTCAACATAAAAAAATAAATAAAATCAAATCCTAAAATATATATTTTTTTTAACGTCTCTTTATATGATAAATCCTCTTTGTAAATGTCAAAATCAGTGAAAAATGCCTTCCTTATGTATGCATCTATCAATGATTCTTCAGGATAAAACATACCAATAAAAATAGGCCAATATGTTTCTAACATAGTTTTGTAATCTAACGTAGATATTGGATACCAAATTAAACTGGTAGAAATTATGAATAGCAGAATCAAGGTAAAAAACACTCCCAGTGGTACGCTTATTGAAATAATAATAATGAATTGTATTATTGCCAAAATAGGAGCAGTCAACGAAATCGAATTTACTATTTTAAGAATATGATAAATAAGCATATCCACATTTCCAAAATCAGGGCTTAAATAAAACGAATTGAGCCATTCAAATATTTTGTTAAAATCGCCGAATAAACTATCGAACCATTCCATGTCAGTTTTTGGGATCACTTCTTTGCACTCACTACATTCGCCACATTTTCCGGGAGCACCAAACATAGTGGAAGAAGCATTTCCACAAGTAGTACACACTTTTTTGGGAGAAGCCTTTTTTTCGGAATCCAATTTCGGTTCCATCGAGCCATATTTTGTTTTTGATAACGAATAAATTAAATTAAATACGTATTTAAATATTGGTGAAATAAGATCGCAATCCAAAACAAAAAAAACGATGGTAAGAGCATACATTATATTCACCACTGTGTTATTCGTATTTAACATAATAACATCTCTCGCAAATTTAAATAAAAACGATCTGGCGTTTTCGATAAATAAAATTGTCATAACAAAAACGAAAAGCATATAAGCCGGGACGTTTAAATATTTTTTAACATAATAAGGTAATTTATCAAATAAAACGGTTTGTGCTATATCAGTGAAATATAATGCATACATAAAAAGGAAGGCGGGTAGTTTAAAAAAAATTCCATAATTTAAATCTAACGTTTTTATTTTTAAGCTGTCCGTAGTAAACTTGGGTATCGGAATAGTTTTGTTTGTAATTGGATCAATATACATGGTAGAATACATCAAATTATACGTAAAAACGTAGGCTATAATTATACTCTCTAATAACGATATATAGGGTGATAGAACTTTTATATCTGATTCTGAAGCAGCGTTTTCGTAGTAAAAAATCTCTGCACTTTGCGATTTTGTTGCAGGATTAGATATAAATACTCTATTATAATTTCTTTTTGTTTTATCTTTATCTGGAGCATTTTTTAGCACAATAGAAGATATTTTTGTTTTCACGGGAATTCCGTCTCCTGTTACTGAATATCCTATAGACAAATTAGAAACACTACCGTCAACTCGTAATACGTTTTTTGTTTCCTCCATAGTCACATACAACAAGTTAGGGATAGATTGCTGTAAACCATTTGCCACATACTTTGCCACATTGTAATTAAAATTGTCGATAGCTTTTTCCGCAACGTTCAAATATTGTAAAAAAAGCTTTCTTGGATCATTCGCACTCAATGTAGCATCTCCGGAATCTAATCCATCCCAAAAATCGGGGGTAAGAGGAATTCC